AAAAAAAAAAATGAAAAAAAAAAAAAAAAAATAAATAATGGCAATGGAAATAGTGACGATGATATATATAACGGAGACAATATATATAATGATGATAGTGATAACAAAGATAATGATGATAATGATGAAGATGATGATAAAGATTATATGACAGAAAGTGAAGAAAGTGAAGAAAGTGAAGAAAGTGAAGAAAGTGAAGAAAGCGAAAATTCATCAGCAGATAATATAATAAATGAAGAATATAGTGTAGAAAATGCTAATAATAATGATGTTTGTAATGTAGATTATGAAGAAGATGAAGAAGATGAAGAAGATGAAATAGATGAAATAGATGATAATTTAATTAAACAAAACATTATATTAATTTTAAAAAATAATAATAATAAAAGAAATAGGTATATAGATGATAATGAAGATAGAGAACATAAAACTTCAAAGAAAAAAAAATATTCAGAAATATTATCAAAATATAGTAATGAAGAGAAAAAATATTTTAATAATTTATGTGACGAAGAAAAAGAACGTATATATTTAAAAGAATTAGAGTTGATTCAATATAATGAAGCAATATCAATGCCAAATAGATTTAAATTTTTAGAATATGATATAATAGAAAGTGTAAAAACAACTTTGTTATATCATGTAGAACAACTTAATTCAATGTGTAGTTCATCAAGTGAATATTTTAAATTAAACAATTGGATAAGTACATTGTCTAAAATACCAATAGGCAAATATAGAAAAATAGATATATCATCTGATGATGATGTATGTAAATATCTCAAAAATATTAAATATAATATTGATAATAATATATTTGGTCATAATGAAACAAAAGAACAAATTATTAGAATTTTAGCACAATGGATTAGTAATCCTGAAAAAACAGGATATGTAATTGGTATTAAAGGTCCACCTGGTGTTGGTAAAACAAAATTAGTTAAAGAATGTATTTGTAAAGCTATGAATTTTCCATTAGCATTTATATCATTGGGTGGAATAGATGATGCATCATATTTATCAGGTTTTAATTATACATATGAAGGTTCAAGATATGGAAAAATATTAGAATGTTTAATAAAAGCAGGTGTAATGAATCCAGTATTTTTATTTGATGAATTAGATAAAGTATCAGCAACATCAAGAGGAGATGAAATAATTAATACATTAATACATATGACAGATCCTATTCAAAATGAAAAATATACAGATAAATATTTTCAAGAAATAGATTTGGATTTATCTAAATCCATTATTATATTTACATATAATAATGAAGATTATATTAATCCAATTTTAAAAGATAGAATGATAACAATTAATGTAAATGGTTATACAGCAAAAGAAAAGTTAACAATAGCAAAAGAATATTTAATAGATGAAATATTGCCAAAATTTAATATGAAAAAGGGGGACATTATATTTGAAGATAATTTATTAGAATATATAATATCTACATCATCGTCTCAAGAACAAGGTGTGCGTAGTTTAAAAAGATGTATTAATAATATTATATCATGGATAAATATGATGAGATATATTAAAACAGATAATATAGAAATAAAATTACCATATAAAGTATCAATAGGTTATTATGATAAATATTGTAAAAAAAATATAAATAATAATGGTGATACAAAATTACATAGCATGTATTTATAAATTATTTAAATAATTAAATTATTATACATATAACAATATAATGGAAAAAAAAATATTATTGATATTAGCTTGTACTTTTGAAGGTGGTATTGGATTAAAAAATAAAATACCATGGTATATTAAATCAGATTTGATAAAATTTAGAAATATTACATCAAAAACGGATGATGATTTAAAAGAAAATGCAGTTATAATGGGTAGTAAAACATATGATTCATTACCATGTAAAAAATTAAAAAATCGTGTTAATATTGTCTTAACAAAAAATAATAGTGATAAATATTTAAATAATGATAATATAATAACATTTAATAATATAGATAATGCATTAAATTATTGTAATATTAATAAATTAATAGAAAATATATATATAATAGGTGGTGCAGATATATATAATATATTTTTAGAAAAATATAAAATAGATTATATTTATTTGAGTTTATTAAAAGAAAAATATTTATGCAGTTCTTACATATTAATAAATAAAATTTTTGATAATTTTTATTTTATAAAAGACAATGAATATAATGATGAAAATGATAAATATATATCATATATATGTAAAAATAAAAATTATAATAATATATAACATAACAGCGTTTCAATATAAATAGGTTCTCTTCCTTTATTTGTACTAATCAATTTATGTTGTAAATCAGTTCCATAATTAATAATATCTATTTTTTTTTTTAAATTAGGTATTTTTAAAATATCTAATATAATATCTTTTAAGGTTATATTATATTGAAAACAATTATAAGAAAAATTTCTTATACTTTCTAAATTATATTTTTTTTTATTAAAATTTTTAATAAAATCATAAAGTGGTGGAAAATTAAATGTACAAAATTCTTTTGTTATTATATGTGGTTCTTTAGATTCTATATCAGCAATAAATAAAGCAAATATTAAATTTCTACTCTGATTTTCAATAATAAATTTATTTAATGGTTTATCAAAATATTTTTTAAAAATATTTTGAATTTCTAAATTTTTAAATAATCTAATTCTAAATGCTGTAAAACGACTTATTATTGGATCTTCTATACCTGATATAGAATATGTAGTACAAATAAAATATGCGTTATCTGAATAACTTTCTAATAATATTTTAAAAATTGAAAAATATTCTCTTAATATATCAATATGTTTTATAATTATTAAATGTTTGTTTGTTGATATGGTTTTATTTTTTAAAATATGTATAATAAATTTTGTTAAAAAAGAAAAATCCTTTGGTATTGAAGGATTCATTAAATCTATTTCAAAAAAATATTGATTTTCTAAATATGTTACTGATTTTTCCCATATTACTTCAGTCTTGATTAAATTATTTAATCTAAATTTTTCTTTTAATATTTCATCAATAAAAAAATCTAATGGAAATCCATATACACTATATAGTAATATATTATTATCATAATTTTTAATAAATTTAAATATTCTTAAATATTCTTCAATATCATATATTATATCTTTAAAATTTTTCTTTACTAAATTATAATATGATATATCATTCATATAATAATAATTAAATTATTATACATTTATAAATAATATTTAATGAAATTCATATATAATTTTAATAATTTAATATAATATTTAAAGAATATATTAAGTATATTATTATATTGATCTAATAATATGAATAATCCATATTTAATTTTAGGAATTTCTAAAGATTCTTCTATTCATGAAATCAAAAAAGCTTATAAAAAAATAGCATTAGAAAATCATCCTGATAAACATTATAATAAAACTGATGATGAAAAAAAAATATATTCTAATAAATTTAATGAAGCAACTGAAGCATATAATTATTTAATCAATAACAAAAATAATTTATTTGAAAATGATTATTTATTTGAAGAAGATGATATTAAAAGTTGGAAAGATTTATGGTATGATATGATAAATAATAAAGATGAAACAAAAGATTTTATTAAAAATTTAGCAAAAATATTTATTGATAAAGATATAATTGGAAAAAAAAATAAAAATGTATATAAATTTACTAAATTACCTATTACACATAATATTACATTATATATTACATATAATGAAATTTATAATAATATTAAAAAAAAATTAAGATTAATATTAAAAGATATTAATGAACCTATATTTATTGATATTTTATGTGCTAATTCATATCCTAATATTACTAAAATATATATTGATGATGATGATATAGAACATAATATTATTATTAATTTAAAATTTACAAATGAAGAAAATATTACACATATTACGTATGATAATTCTAATAAAATAGATTTAATTTATAGTATTAAATTAAATTTAACACATTATTTATATGGTTATCAGAATAAAATAAAATATATCGATAATAATTTATTTGATATATATATTCCACCTTTTAATAAAGAATTTTATGAAATTCAAGGAAAAGGTATAAATAATGGTAATTTAATATTTAAAATAATATATACAAATGTTGATATTAATAAATTTAAGAATTTATCATTAGATAATAAAAATGAATTAAATAGATTATTGGAATTAATTTATTAATTTATAATTAAAATTTAGTTTATCAGATAAAAATATATTAGATGGTATTAATATTATAATTAAAATTATAAATACTATTCCTATTATATTATCAATATAATTATATTTTTGTTTGCTAAAATTTTCTTTGTATTTATATTTTCCGTATATTACTATTATAATTGTTATTATTAATAATATTAATAATAAGATATTTAATATATTCTCTTTTTTCATTATCGTATATATTCTTTATTAATATATTATAAATATTATATTTTTATTCTTTTGTAAATTTAATATACACCATTTATTCTATGATAGTATATTGCACTTATGTCTATTATTAAAAATACTATTAATATTATTACATTTTTTTTGTTTTCATACTAAATAAAAATAATATTTAATTTTTTTATAATATCCATTTTTGATATACTATATGCAGCCAATGTATTATATTTCTCCATATTTAAATTTAATTTTTTAACTTTATTATATCTTTTAAAAATTTTTATAAAATAATGTGTATTTTTATTTCTTTTTTTTAAATCATCATAATAAATATATCCACTTTTTGAACCAACACGTCTAATTGCTATATCAGGATTATCCGATTTTGATACAAATTTATAATTTTTATTTGGAAAAATTTTTTTTATATATTTTTTCCTATCATATTTTCTCTTCTTCCATATTTGAAATACACATCTTATTTCTGGAAATCCAAAACTATCATTTGGTAAATTATATGATTTTATTAAATGAAAATTTAATGGAATTGATTTTTGTAAAAAATATTTATTAAAACTTCTTGGTAATATAAATGAAAATGAGTCACAAAATTCAGCACATTTTTTTATAAATTTAATAGCAAGTGACGATTTTTTACCAAATGGCGGATTGCCTATAGCATGTATATTAGTGTATTTTTTCTTTATTTTATTATAATTATATGTTAAAAAATTCTTTTTAATTATTTTTTTATTTTCCGGACAAATATCTAACAATAAATTTTTATGATTTTTTATACATTGTATAAATGCTCCATTACCTGCACTTGGTTCAATTATTAGATCATCTTTATTTATTTTAATATATTTTTTAAATATTTTACAACAAATATTTATTATTTTTTTATTAGTATAATATTTATCATATTTTTTCATAATTATCTGTTATAACTTTTTATAATAAAATTTTTAAAAAAATAATTAAAAAATTATTTTCTTCCCCATCCCCATTTCCCACCAAAAGAACTAGTGAACTGCTTTCTACATCTTGCATTACGGTATGATGTACATGATGAAACAAGTATTTCATTTTGATTACAACTTTTACATGGAACACACGCTGTCATTCCATAACTTTTATATGTATTTGGTCTACATGGCACACATCTATTTAGAACTGAATTCCATTCCTTTCCAGTATAACAAGTTCGTTGTGTGAATTTTGGTTTGTAGAAATAATAACTAAAAGGATTTATTGATTTTGGTTTAGGAGGAGGAGGAGAAGGATAGGGTTTAGGAGAGGGTTTAGGAGAGGGTTTAGGAGAGGGTTTAGGAGAGGGCTTAGGAGAGGGCTTAGGAGAGGGTTTAGGAGAGGGTTTAGGAGAGGGTTTAATGACATTTACCGGCTTAGTTACATTTTCTACTGGGTTAGTAGACAATTCTTGCTCTTCATATCTGTCTGGTGGAAGAGGAAAATATGGATAATCAACAGCTTTTTTGGCATAATAATCTTCTAATTGATTTTTATTTGCTAAGTCATTTAATTTATCAGGTGTCATATCACGAATATCATATAAATGATTAATTACAAATGATTCAAGTGTATTTTTATTAGATTTTGAAATCAAATAAAATATTATTAATAATATTAGTATTATTAATAATATTAATATTAGATCTAAATTATTCATTATTATTTTTAATACCTATCTATTAAATTAATATATATAAAAATAAAATTAAAATAATAAATTAAATGAAATTAATTTTAATTAATAGTATTCATCATAAAAATTTAAATGCATTAAAAAATTACAAAAATATTGAAATTATATTAATAAATAATATAAATGAAATAAATAATTTTAATTTAAATGAGATTGATTGTATATTTTCACCAAGTACACCATTAAATATTCATGCTCTAAATAGATTTACTAATATTAAATTTATATTTGGACCACATTTTTCAGTTTTTCCAGATATGAAAGTACACTTTATTAAAAATAATAATGTGGTGTATATACAACCGAGTGAATGGTGTAAAAATGTTTGGAAAAGTTTTTATTTATGTAATAATTTAAATTTAGAAATACTTCCTTTTGGTGTAGATACAGATAAATTTAAAAATGAAAAAGAATTAAAAAATAGAGATAAAGTATTTATTTATAATAAACATAGAGATCCAAATGAATTAGAATATTTAGAAAAATTTTTAAAATATAAAAATATTAATTACAAGATATTTTCCTATAATAAAAAATATGAAGAAGAAGAATATTTATCATTTTTAAAAGATGCTAAATATGGTATTTGGTTAGGATGTCATGAAAGTCAAGGTTTTGCATTACAAGAAGCATTATCATGTAATGTACCACTGTTTGTATGGAATGTTAAAACAATGGATCAAGAATATAATTCACAATACGAAAAATTTTTTGCTACAAGTATACCATATTGGAATGAATCATGTGGAGAATATTTTTATGAAAAAGAAAAATTAGAAGAAACTTTTAATACATTTATAGATAAATTATATAGTTATAATCCAAGAAAATATATATTAGAAAATTTAACATATGAAATCTGTGAAAATAAATTAATAGAATTAATTAATAATATAAATAACTAATTATTTTGTACTGTACTTTTTATCATATTATTATTACTACCATTGATAAAAAAATTATTTAAAGACCAATAATGTTTAATATCTGTATTAGTTTCTAAATATTTTATAATATAATAATCTAAAGGTAAATTATAATTATTATTATCGTTCATATAATTTAAAAAATTTTTTATCGCATCGTATTTCCATATTATACAATCAGTACATCTTGTATGTAATTTTCTAATTAATCTATATTTTGAATTTATATCAGTAATATCTTCGATAAATGATAAATTATTATGAAAGTTATTAAATAAATTAATAGATGGATTTTTAAATATATCATTATTATGTTCGCCAATATGTATAAAATCCCATCCTTTTATATTAGATATTACTGATATAAAATCATTCAATTTATTTATATCTTTATTTAATTTAATATCACTTTCAAATATTATAAATAAACCTTCTTTATAATTTTTAATAATATCTTCTAATATTGATTTATAATTAATAATTAATGATAATTCTGATTTTTTTATTTCTCTACTTAAAAATTTATTACCATTAAACGGTGATGTATAATATTTATTAAATAATTCTAATGATAAAGTATTTTTATATGTAGGACAAATATATTTAATATTATTTTCACTTAAATTTAATTTATTTTTTAATATTAATTCTAAAGAATTATAATTTATTGGTTCATGAATTTCATCTGTTATTGAATATATTTTGGATATTTTATTATAATAATTTTTATTATCAATTTTTAATAAATTTTTAATATCTATTGCTATATCATTAATATTTCTAGATTCTTTTTCATTATTTAATATATCTAATGGATAATAAGGTTTATTAACAATATCTAACCATAAATTATCATTATTTATAATATTTTTAATTTTATCAATCAATATATCAATTTCTATATCTAATTTATCATTATCTTCTTCTAATAATGCTAATATACGTTCTTTGTTAAAATAATCGTATATATATTTTGAACCCCAATATATTGGAATTATTTTTGAATTTAATCCTAAAATTATTTTTTCGGTTATATATGTTTCATATCTATTATTTTCCATTGTAATAATAAATTTATATTCACTTATTTTATCTTTAAATTCATTACTATTATAATCGGCTTTTAATATATTACAATTATTTTTATATTTTCCTAAATAATCTATATTAAAATGTTTTTCAATTTTATCCAAAATATAATTTCTTTTAATACCATTTGGATTACTTATTACAACACATATATTTTTTTTTGGTATATTATATAATTTATTATAATCAAATTTAATATCATTTGAAAACATATACGAAATATATAATGGAAGATTTATAATATTATTATTATTTCTTTCTCCAAATAATACACAATCATATTTTTTACTATCCGATATACATTTATATTCACCATTAAACAAATATGTATGTTTCCATTTTTTTATATCTACTAATGTTTTTGTATTTATTAACATATCAAATTCACATAATATATCACTATCTTCAATATTACCCAATATAATTTCATCTGTATCATAAATTTTTTTGAATAAATCAATAAAAAATTTAACTGTTGTTCCTGGATTTTTAGAATCTAAAAATCCAGAATAAAATCCATTAAAATAAATTTTCATTATTGTAAAACTAATAAGTATATTTTTTATACATTTTTAATATATATTATTATTAATAATGAATCATAATAACAAAGAAATAGAATATAATAAAAATATTTTAAAAAAATTTTTATATGGTATTATATTTGGTATTATATATATATATTCCTTTTTTGGATTCAAAATTATTGAAAAATCAAATATTAATTATCATTTAAATTTTATAATACATTGGCATCATTGGTTAATTTCATTAATTTTAATAATTATTATGTATTTATATTTTGAAATTAATAAATATACCTATATTTTATATGGATTTTTATATACATTATTAATTCACGGATTAATGTATAAAGATAGATTTGATTTTAAAATATATTAATATATTTATATTATATAGAATAACATGAATTATAAAAATTTAATTTTATTTACCATATTTTTAGTATTCTTATTATGCATTTTATATTTTAGTTATAAATATTTTACTAAAAATAATTTAAAAGAAGTAGAAATAACTAATAATATAATACATAATGATATTAATAATGATATTACTAATGATATTACTAATGATATAGTTTTAGAAAGTTTTAAAAATAAAAAGAAGAAAAAAAAATCAAAGAAAAAAAAATAATTCTTTTTAAATATTTATATTATTTTTTCTACATTTTGTTAATAATTCAAAATAATCTTTACATAATGTCAAATCATTATTATCATTAATACATTTCGTATATAATTCTATCTCATTATTACATTTTTCTGAATTATTTATTTCTATTTTTTTTGGACCAATCAATGAATCTATTGCTCTTCCTGCTAATTGTGATCCTGTTCCTAGTGCCGCACCTTGTATTATTGAACCAAATATAGAATTTACTATTCCATTATTTTGTGATGTAGATTCTAATGATTCTGTTTTTTTATTGGATAATTTATTATCATTATCTTTTGAATTATTTAATGGTTTTGTCTTATTAATATATTTGTTTAATTTATTATTTTTCATATCTATAGTATAAAATATATAATAATACATATTATTATATAAAAATAATTTATTATAATAATAAATGATATTTAATAATAAATTAAAAATAGCATTAGTAACTGGTGGTACAAAAGGTGTTGGTAAAGAGTTAGCAAAAATGTTTAAAAAAAATAATTATAATGTCATTATTACCGGACGCAATGAATCTAATGCTATTAATGTTGCTGATGAATTAAATAGTAATGATAGATATTCAAAAGGTATTGTTAAGGGATATAAATTAGATTTCACTGATATAATTAATAGTAAAAAAATATTAAATAAGCTAGATAATAAAGATATTAAACCTACTTTTTTAATTAATAACGCCGGAACATTAAATACTAAAAATATAGATAATATTACATTGAAAAATTTTGATAATTTATTAAAAGTAAATACTATTGGACCTATGTTATTATCTAAATATTGTATTGATATTATTAGATATAATACCGATCATTATACTGGTATTTTATTTAATACACCCCCATATAGTATTGATGATAAAACAAGTTATCTTTTACCTTATATGCAATCTAAATTGGCGCAAACTACTTTAATGAAATCATTATCTAAATTATCTATAAATAATAATGCATTAGTTTGTGGATTTTGGACTAAATATCCATTATTAACAGATGCAATTATTGAAAGAAAAATAGGTAAAGAAAATAATTGTATGCATCCAAGTATTTTAGCTAAAACATTAGAAGAACTATTATTTAATACAAATAATCCTACTCATTTTAATTCTAAAGTAATTATTGATGAAGATTTTTTAAAAGAAAGAAATATTTCAACAAATAATTTTAAGATGGGACAAAATATTAAAAAATTAGACACACTATTTTTTGATCATTTGAAGAATACAAATAATATAAAATATAAAAAAGATTTATTGAATTTAAAATAATATTATTTAATAGATAATCAAAATTAATGAATTTATTAAATATATCTTTTGGTATAATTATATTATTAATTATTATATCAATTATACATTTTGTTATTAATAATAAATATAATGTTGAAAAAAATATTGAAAAATTTTCAAAATATAAAAACAAATCACATCACCATTTTATAACACATTCACATGATTATAATGATGTTTCGCATAATCATACTTTTGCAACAAAAACTACTACTGATACTGATACTGATACTGATAATAAAAAATGTAGTAGAATTTATAACTATTGTGTAAATCCGAGAGATTATTATAGAGTAAATGATATCTCTCAATGTAAAAAAGATAACGATGATAAAAATAAAAGATTCCCAGATAGATACAATAATCAGTATTTTACTTATTCTATTAGTGGCAGATATCCTTTAGGATTTATAAACAGAGGTATAGATAAAACACCAATATATAATAGAACTTATTGTGGTATATGTAAAAAAGGACCACGAAAAAGAAATTTTAATATTAAAACCAATTTGAAAGATAGATTATTATCATATAATTGTGATCAAAAAGATAATGCACCATTACCAATTAAAAAACTTACTTGTCCTGAAGGATCTATATCTGAAAATAATATATGTAAAAAATGTCCGAATAATACTATTCAAGTAAACGATAAATGTGTAAAATGTTCTGATAATGAATGGTCTAAAGAAGGTTCTACAGTATGTACTAAATGTAAAAACCGACATATTGCAGATCAAATAAATTTAAGATGCAAACCATTAACTAAAAGACAAATTTCTTGTGCCGGTAAAGATACGTATACGCCTTGCAGGAATGTTAAATATTATGAATGTGGTAGTGATGAAATTCGTGTTGGTAATCAATGTGTTACCGGTAATAAAAAATGTAGTAATTTATATACAAGACCAGAAAAACATGTAATAGATACTAATTTATGCACTGTATGTCCTAAACGACATGTTATGAATGCTAAGGCAAACAAATGCACAAAATGTCCTAAAGGTTCTATAAGAACAAAAAATAATACATGTAAAAAATGTAATATTAATTATATTGTAAACCCAGAGTCAGATTCATGTATTAATTGTTTAAAAACAAATGGATATGCAATTCGTGATAAAGATGGTAACGAAAAATGTATGAAAATAGATGAATTAAAAGATAGTCTTAAATTTGCTGGTAAAATTTGTGATGGCAATTTAGCATATTCGCCAAAACAAAAGAAATTTGGATGTGTTAGATCTAAAAAAGATGTAGAAATCTATGAACCTGAACCGGTAAAACCTGAACCGGTAGAACCAGAAAAATTATGTGGTGGCGAACCATATAGTGCATTAATGTATTCGATTGCAAATGGCGAAGTCGCTAAGTGTAAAAACGAAAAACCATGGACTTGTTTAGATAATAAATGGCAATGTCCGGAAGGTTATGATTGTAGTAATGTTATAGACCCGAAAGGCAAAGTTTACACGACGCAATATTGTCCTTTTGGAAGAAAATGTACTAAATATGGTAGAAGTGCAACCACATGTGCAGACCCACTCGATCCATCTATCGAAAATCCTGTAGATCCTAATCCTGTAGATCCTAAGCCCGCAAAACCGCCTGAAGATGAAGAAATCGAGGCACCAGTTTATGATGATGAAGAAGAAATAACCTATGCACCAGTTTATGATGATGAAGAAGAGGAAGAAGAGGAAGAAGAGGAAGAAGAGGAAGAAGAGGAAGAAGAGGAAGAAGAGGAAGAAGAGGAAGAAGAGGAAGAAGAGGAAGAAGAGGAAGAAGAGGAAGAAGAGGAAG